AGAAACATTGTTATACCAAACTTGTCTATGCAAGTGATGGTACTGCAAAACCTATCGTAGTGTGTAGATAATGAAGTTTTCTTGGAAGGTGACATATCCAGATGGGGATGTCGAGTTCTGGTATAATACAGTTACAGAAACAATTTCGGAACTGGCCAGACTACAGAAGATACATAATAATAAAGTAAGGATAGAACTCCATGATGTTTAAAGGTGTAACAGAAAAAACTGTATCAGACTTTCTTCTCTTTGAAGATGAAGAGTTGAAAGGTACAGAGTACCAAGGTGTGATTGAATTCTATAATGGATACGAACTATCTATTGTAAAACATAACTCTTCTTACGGTGGTAAGATGGGTTTGTTTGAGATTGCATTGTCTAAAGGTGAAAGTCAAATCTGTATGCCTCCTATCACAGCCGAGGGTGATACCGTCAAAGGTTTCCTTACAAAAGATGATGTACTTGAAATCATTGAAACAACTAGAGACTTGCCCGGCACTGTCTAACTAACATTCTATAGATTCTCGTTTGCAGTATAAATACTACAAAGAGGATTTTGAATGAATAATATGTTTTCATACTTTATGGGGAAGGATGGCTTCCATTGGTTTATCGGTGTCTGTGAGGACAGAGATGATCCAGATAGTTTAGGCCGTATTCGTGTTCGTGTCTTTGGTACACACACTGATGATTTAATTAAACTCCCCACACAAGACTTGCCATGGGCGCACGTTGTCATGCCACCTACATCACAGGTTGGCGCATTCCATAATATTAAACCAAGCGATTGGGTATTCGGTTTCTGGCGTGACCCTGATTTCTTTCAGCAACCTGTAGTCATGGGTGTCATGCCTGGCATCCCTGCTAATGAATCTGATGCAACAAAAGGATTCAATGACCCTAACTCCCCTGATGCTCCAGACACACAGGATGAGAAGTATAAGAAAGATCCAGACTTTGGGCCTTACCCAATAAAAGATTTGGTTGGTAAAGCAGATACGTCACGATTGACTTCTGGTTTACTTGATGCTCATCCAGAGATTGAAGCACGAGACAAAGAAGTTACGGAAGGTGTTCCTACTGCAAACCAGAGAAAGATTTTAGGTGACGCAGACTTTACGGTTGATGTTGCATCCAACTGGACTGACAAACTAGCAACCAATACAGACTTTACTGCAACGTCTTGGAAAGAACCAAAGACTACGGATGACTCCATTCGTGGTGAAGATGCGTCAGGTAAAAATCCTGAGACACAAGAAGATAGAGAGCCTCCATACAAAAGACGGAACACAGAGTATCCCTATAACCATGTAAGGGAAACTGAAAGTGGTCACATACAGGAGTTTGACGATACACCATTTGCAGAGCGTATCTATGAGAAGCATAGAAGCGGAACATACTATGAGATTGATGCTGACGGAAACAAGGTAACACGAGTTGTCGGACAGAACTATCACATTATTGCTGGTAACAACTTTGTAAATATCAAGGGTGACGTAAACCTTACGATTGATTCAAACTGCAAGACTTATATCAAAGGTGATTGGGATATTCAAGTTGACGGTAACAAGACGGAAGTTGTCAAGAAGAATGTTACGGAAACATACGGTACAGAAAATGGAGCTCATGCACATACTATAAGTGTTACAGGTAAAAGAGCAGAGACAGTAACCAATACTGTTACGGAAACATATCAAGACGCAAAGACGGAAGAAGTCACTGGACTTGTTTCCGAAACATATAAAGCAAATCAAACAACAAACATAACAGGTACACTGGACTTGGATGCATCTACGGAAATAGATGCTGACGCTGGTGTAATCAATCTGAACTAATGCCTGGCGTAGTAAGAATAGGGGATGCTCACATTGGACACGCTTCTCCCACACCAAGTCCATTTCACCAAACCACATATGCAACTGGTTCTGGTAATGTTTTAGTAAATGGTAGGGGAGCAGTAAGGATAGGTGACATTACATCTTGTACTGATCCAGCCGTGGGTTCTAGTCCTGACGTATTTGTAAACGGAATACTAGTTCATCGTTTAGGTGACGCAACTGGCGGACATGGTTCATGGGTGCCAAATGCTTCTGCATCATCATCGTCAAATGTTTTTGCGAATGGTGGTAGTGGGGGCGGAACACCAGCAGACCCATCAAAGGCAATTGCACAGAATGGTTCTTGTGTTCAGTATGATTGGAACAATGGAGTCTGTCTAGACTAAGGAGATAAAGTAATGCACGAGTATAAGTGTAAGATAACAAGAGTGGTTGATGGTGACACAGTAGATGTTGATATCGACTTGGGGTTCGGTGTATGGATGCTCAAACAAAGAATTCGTATGTATGGTATTGACACACCAGAATCTAGAACAAGAGATTTAGAAGAGAAGAAGTACGGACTGGCTGCAAAAGACTTTCTTGTGAAGTGGACTAACGCCGGCGGACTTGTTCTCAAAACACACAAGGATGGTAAGGGTAAGTTCGGTAGGATACTTGGTGAGTTGTGGTATGGTGAAGTAAACATCAATGAGAAGATGATTGAAGAACATCACGCAGTAAGATACATGGGTCAGTCCAAAGAAGATATCGCAGAAGAACATATCAAGAATAGAGCTTTCATTAATCTATAAGTTTCGTTATAAATACAAATAGGAGAAACCTATGACTGCAAACCCAACAGCATTTCGTGATGCAGAGAGAACGAATAGCTCTGATAGAAATGCACAAATATTCAAAGACATTAACCTGTCACTTGCAAGACATCCTATTACTGGTGACATTGCAACGCTTTCTAATGTTGAGGCAGTCAAACGTAGTGTTCGCAATTTGGTTAATACCAATTTCTATGAGCGTCCTTTTCATCCAGAGATAGGCTCTAATGTTCGTTCAGTTTTATTTGAACCAGTATCACCAATCGTTGCAACGGTTTTGGAAAGACACGTTAGAGATGTTATTGCAAACTTTGAACCAAGGGCAGAACTAGTTGATGTTATTGTTTCGGACAATTCTGATGCAAATGAGTACAGAGTACAAATAAAATTCTTTATAGTCAACTCTTCGGACATTGCAGACATGAACATATTTTTAGAGAGATTAAGATAAGATGGCAGAGTCAAAATTACAAGTCACTGAATTAGATTTCGATGATATAAAAAATAATCTAAAGACATATCTCAAAGGCCAGTCAGAATTTTCTGATTATAATTTTGAAGGTTCAGGGTTGTCTGTTCTAATTGACACCTTAGCATATAATACACATTACCTTGGTATGAATGCAAATATGCTTTCAAACGAAATGTTTCTTGACACTGCAACACTTCGTTCATCTGTAGTATCTCATGCAAAGAAACTAAACTATACTCCACGTTCTGCTAGAGCTGCAGAAGCATTCGTCAACGTACAAGTTAATAATAGTAATCTTTCTTCAGTAACAATAGATAAGGGTACAAAGTTTACAACTACGATAAACAATAATACATATGGTTTTGTTGTGAATGAATCAAGGACTGTTCAACCAACGAATGGTGTTCTCAAATTTGAAAACCTACCTATCTATGAAGGAACATTGGTTAGTGCAAAGTATACCGTTGACTTCAATAATCCAGAAAAGAAATATGTTATTACAAGTGACAGAGCAGATACTACAACTCTAACTGTCACTGTTCAAAACTCTTCGTCTGATGCCACTACAGAAGTTTTCAATCTTGCAAAAGATATCTCAACTGTAAACGCTACTGACAAAGTTTATTTTTTACAAGAAAATGAAGAGGGTAGATTTGAAGTTTATTTCGGTGACAATGTTATTGGTAAGAAACTTATTAACGGAAACATTGTTATACTAGAATATATTGTAACTAACAAAACAGAAGCAAATGGTGCAACTACATTCAGTGGTACAGCAATTGGTGGTGTGTCTAACATTACTATAGAAACCATGCAGGCTGCGTCTGGTGGAGCAGAACCAGAAACTATTGAATCAATTAAGTACTATGCTCCTCTTAATTATTCTGCACAGAGAAGAGCAGTAACCACATCAGATTATAAATCTATTCTACCAGAGATATATCCAAACGTCAAGTCTGTTCAAGTATGGGGCGGTGAAGATAATGATCCACCAATCTATGGACAAGTGTATATTGCAATCAGTCCATTGTCTGGAGCAAAACTAACTCAGGCTCAGAAAGAATTTATCGTTACTGGATTGAAACCATTTAACGTAGCATCTGTTCGCCCACAGATTGTTGATCCTGAGACAATTAATATTATTGTAGATACAAACTTTAGATACAATGCTCTTGCAACAACAAAGACTGCA